TGCAATAATATCTTCACCAAAGTTATCTATTTGCCAAATTCTTGGATTAGCAGTAATAACTCCCGTTGGTCTTGGTGTGTTCCAAGTTGAAAATCCCCACGCACCGGCTCCCCATCCATTACCAATTTGTGTAACATCCTCTCCTATATTTATTTGAAATGCAGCACCTGCCGCTGTTCCAGAAGTTGTAACAACTCCTGGTGTTGCAATAGATGCAACATCTATTGTAAAATTATTAGAATCTACAATATTTTGAATTTCAAATTCTTGTTGCATATTTGCATTTGTAATATTTACAACACTAACTCCAGATACTGTTGAGAATGTAACAAAGTCTCCTTCAATTGAACCATTAGATGTTGCTAGAACGTTTACAATGGTTGTGCCTGATGTGAATGTGAATACTGCTGGAATAGTTGTTGATAGAGGTGTGATGTCATAAAAATTGTTATCATAATAAGTATATAACTTTCTATCTGTACCGATGACCGCTAATGAGTCTCCTGCTAAATCTGTATAAGTATGAATGTCTCGTGCAGCACCAATTAAGTTATTACCAACGGCTGGTTGCCATCCACCTATCTTTTCAGGAACACCATACCTAAAACGGACCATGTCACACCCAGTCCATCCGCCTTCTGCGCCGTATTGAGTGTTTTGTTTATCTATTCCTGGTCTAAATTGTAGCTTTGATATTGGCATAATTCTTCATTATACCACCTAATTATTTGATTGCAAACTTATACAAACATCCCTGTTTGCAAGAAATTGAATGAAACTGATATCCTAATATCATTAGATTTGTTCACATCAACAGTATGATTTAACCATGATGGAAACATAATACATCTTCCTTCAACAGGTTCATAATGAACTTCTTTCCATAAATATTGTGGTAATGTTTGATTATTTCTTTTTGGAAGTGTCATTGCAGCAACAGCTCGTGGATCTTCTATCTTTAAATGACCACAATCTTTAGATGTCTTAATATAATAAACCCCTGACCATAAAGAATTTGGATGAATATGAGGTCTATTATGTCCTCCTGGTGGATTGATGTTCGCCCACATATTACCAAGATAAGGTTCATTATCTAAACACTCTTCTTTGTAAATATCAAATTGCATATGAAATAATGCTTCTGCTAAATTTCTATATTCTTGTTTTTTATGCATATCAGATGGTGAATGCCAACCATTAACATTTGTCTTTTGTAAACCTGAATCCTTTTTAGACCATTCAATAATGTTTCTTTCTAATTCTCTATTATCTAAATTAAATTGTTTAATATAGATTTGTGTTGGAAACCAAAGTTCTTTATGTAACATTATTATCCTTTTCTGTTTTCAAGTGGGTTATATAATACATCACAATTTGCAGCTAATGTTCTTCGTGTTTCATCAGTACCGTTAAATGGATAAACACAATGTCTCATGTCATATGGAAATACATAAAAATCTCCTACTTGCATTGGTGGTGTATAATTAATATTTGCAAATTGACCTGCAGCAGAACCTAATATTTGTAATCTTCCATTTTGTGGTTTATCTTCTGCAGAATACTCAACTCCATAATGAGATGGTACTTTTAAAATCATCACAGAAGTTAATCCTGTAGCTAAATTACCTTGATGAATATGAATTGGATTATATTCATTAGCTTTCATTTCATTTACCCAAATTGAATTTAAGTGTAACTGATATTTAATAATCTTATTCCAATCTAAATAATGTTTATAAGCTGACATAAACCATTCATATACACGTGGAGATAAATAATTATGTTTATGCATCTTTGAAGTATCATCTCCATCATAATAGAGAGAACGTTCATCCATTATTTTACCAATTAATTGTTTATTAGCTTTTGCAAGATTGCCATAATTGTTTTCGTAAATACCATTAATTTCATTAAAGATATCTACTGGAACTTCATAACGAAGTACGGACTGACCAAAAAATACAAAGTTAAATTTCATTCTTCATCTCTTTTCTAATCTTTGTTGCAGATATCTCTTGTATCTGTTTAGGTAGGACTATCTCTTCAATCTTATATCCTACATCTCGACCATAACAAATATTGGTAATATTTGCAACTTTGATAACTTCAAATTTACCTACATAATCTTTTAATTTTTCTTCAATACGTTTCTTTATTTCTTCAAATTCAAATGGATTGTTATCTGACTTTGGCATCGTTCTTACCATAATTTGCACCTGTCCTGTTTTCTTTAATATCTCTTTAAATAAAGCTAAATGGCCATCATGAAATGGTTGCCATCTACCTAACATCTGTGCTGTGGGTTTAGAGTAATCGACCATGAATTCTTTCTATAATAGAGTTATAATTAAAATCAGTTATTTCAAAATCAACCTTTTTAGGTTTCTCAAATACTTTATTAGTATCTTCAAATCTTCCTTTATCAATGGTGTTCATCCAAATCTTCATATCATAGAATGATCGGTAAGATTCAAATGGACAAACAAAATCTACTACTACATGCTTTGCTGCAAGATCACACATCGTCATCATTCTGTTTGCCTGTCGCTTTCTACCTGTTTCTGTAAAATCCCAATCTTCAAATAACTTTCTAATATCATCAGCATTAAAGTGAGGTATCTTTTTATTCTCAACTAATTTTTTAGCAAAGGTAGTTTTGCCTGATCCTGGTAATCCAAATATTAATATCTTCATTAAAATTTTATATGTCCATACGCATTCACAATACTTTGTGGTATTTGTGATCTGTAAGGATTGTCTTCCTTTCTAATCTCTTCTCTAATGGTGTGCATTTTATTTCCAACTACTGTATCGTCATAACCCATACCATTTATTTGAAACTGTTTCAAGGATTTAAAATTATGATTAAATTTAGGTATTTGTAAAAAATCATATATTTTATTAATTTCAATTTCTGGCTGATTTACTAAATCATCATATTTTAAATAATGACAAATTTGTGGATAGTTATAAGAATTCTTTATAGCTTCTAAATCTTTTGCAATTGCTCCATCTTTATTCATTAACATCCATAATTTTTCTTCTATAGTTTGTTTGCCGTATCTGTGAACAAAGCTAGTTGGCTCTTTTTCAAACCATTTAATATAAGATGCAAGAACATCTAATACATCTCTTAAAATAATAATGCATTTAAATGGACGTTTGAAATGCTTGTTCATTAACATAAAATTACCAGGTGTCATTACAGGACCTCTATCTATAATATACTGTTGTGGCCAGTCTTTATAATATTGGTCAAATACCATATCTAATACGTTATCTAATGATTTATGATCTGGATAATTTTGAAAGACATCAGTTTGTTTAAGAAGAAATATATCCTTCATTATTTCTAATGTAATAGAGTTTGGAGTTACAGCGATATTCGGATTTTGATTCATGATTGAACCAAATAGTGTATTACCAGATCTTGGTAATGCGACTAAAAAGAATAACTGTTTAACTGGTTGGTTTGCCGAATGTAGGTTGTCCAATTGCTTTCTTCTCATCTTGTTTAAGTAAACCTTTTTCTTCTTTTACTCTTTCAATCGTTTGCAGTTGACCAAGAACATTGAATACTTCTGCTTGTGAAGAACCAGGAGTCAAGGTCTTTGCTTTGCCTTTCATAATCTGATGATACGATTCTAATTGGTGAGTGTTGACATTTTTAGTATCAAACGTTCCATTATCAAATTCTTTCTTTAAATTAGACCACATATTAATTTCTCTCATACGATCTTTTGCAACTAATTCCATGTTTGCTTTTGCATAAATCTTTTCATCTAAATCAATTTTATAACACTCTAATTTATATTCATCTGTTTCAGTTTCCAATTTCTTTTGTAGCCATTTAATCTTTGCATCATTACGTCTATAATCAAAAGATAAAGACATTAAATTTTCAAGAAATACATTTTGCTCTCTAACACATTGCCAGTATTTTGCAGATAGTGTTGGATACTTTGCATCTTGAAGCACTGAAATTCTAGCTTCTGTTTCTGTTCTGAATATTTGTTTTTTAGTCCAAGTATCACGAAGTTCATCAACCATTCCTTTGAATGCATTGAGATCGCCTGCATCTAGTAGATTATTTAAGTGAGCTTCTTCTTGTTGTATTAAACTCTTAATATTTCTCTTCTCTGTCATTAAGAGGGATATAGAGATTTATTATGATGTTGTCAAGGTTGAAGGAGTTGTTGTAACTATTGCTCCTGTGTATTCTTCTGTGTTTGCAACATTGGTTGTTGTAAAACCACCAAATGCTAAACCTGCAGTTTGCGTTCCTGCACCACCTAAAGAACGTCTAGCTGTTGTTAAAGAAATTGAATTTGTCCATGAAGAGCCATTATATTCTTCTGTGGCTGCTGAAACTGATCCTGTAGTTCCAGCAAAAGCTAATCCAGCTGTTTGAGTTCCTGCTCCTCCAGGACCACTTCTTGCTGTAGCTAAATTTCCTCCAGCTGTCCAAGAAGATCCATCATATTCTTCTGTTGCTGCAGTAGGTCCACTACCTCCAAATCCTAAACCTGCTGTTTGCGTTCCTGCTCCTCCAGGACCACTTCTTGCTGTAGCTAAATTTCCTCCACCTGTCCAAGAAGTTCCATCATATTCTTCTGTAGCGTTAGAATTTGTACCTATATATCCACCAAATCCTAATCCAGCAGTTTGAGTTCCTGCTCCTGCTAAAGAATATCTAGCAGTTCCTAAATTTCCTCCTGTAGTCCAAGCAGATCCATCATATTCTTCTGTATTATTAACACCTGTTGTTGTATAACCACCAAAAGCCAAACCAGCAGTTTGAATTCCACAACCAGCTAAATTACGTCTTGCTGTATTTAAACTTCCTCCAGCTGTCCACGCAGAGCCATCATATTCTTCTGTGGCTGATTGAAGTGTTGTTGTATATCCACCAAATCCTAATCCTGCCGTTTGCGTTCCTGCTCCTGCTAATAAATATCTCGCCGTGCTCAAATTCCCCCCGCTCGCCCACGCCGCTGCTGTAGTAACATTGATTGAAGAAGTGAATTCTTCGGTGTTGGCAACGTTTGTTGTTGTAAATCCTCCAAAACCTAATCCTGCTGTTTGTGTTCCAGCTCCACCTAAACCACGTCTAGCTGTAGCCATAACTGTTGAAACTGTCCAACTTGTCCCATCATATTCTTCATTGTTAGCAACAACTACTGTTGTTAATCCACCAAAACCTAACGATAATGTTTGTGTGCCAGCACCTCCTAAAGTACGTCTAGCAGTTCCCATATTTCCTCCACTAGTCCACGCTGATCCATCGTATTCTTCTGTTGCATTTGAAGCTACTGTTGTAAAACCACCAAAAGCTAAACCTGCTGTTTGTAATCCTGTTCCTGCTAATTGCCTTCTAGTAGTATTTAAATTTCCTCCTGCTGTCCAAGCGGAACCATCATATTCTTCTGTGTTCGCAACGTTCGTTGTTGTATATCCACCAAAACCTAATCCTGCTGTTTGTGTTCCAGCTCCACCTAAATTATATCTTGCCGTTCCCATGTTTCCACCACCAGTCCACGCTGATCCATCGTATTCTTCTGTTGCATTTGAAGCTACTGTTGTAAAACCACCAAATCCTAATCCTACCGTTTGAGTTCCAGCTCCTGCTAAAGTATTTCTTGCAGTTCCTAAATTTCCTCCCGTTGTCCAGGAAGTTCCGTTGTATTCCTCTGTTGCATTAGAATTAGTTGTTGTATATCCACCAAAACCTAATGATAATGTTTGAGTTCCTACTCCTGCTAAACCACGTCTAGCAGTACCCATGTTACCACCAGCGGCCCACGATTTAATTTGAACTAATGCTTTAAGAGTTCCAGATGTAGAGTTATACCACACCTGACCTTCGTTTCCTGAATTTAATGTAGGATCTGTACTTAAGTAATTAACTCTAAATCCTGCTAGCTCATTGTAGGTCGTCATGAGAGTGACCTATGGTAAAGTTATAGCAGTCGGTCTTTGATTTGATCCTGGTCTATTTTTTTGTTCTTCTGGTAAAGCGTCATAAGCTGCTTGAGCTTTTGTAACTTCTGCATCAACAATTGCTTGTGCTTCTGCTTTAGTTTTTTCAACTCCATTTTTTTCAGCTAGCCATAGAGCTCCTTTTTCATTATTACCAATTACCCAAACATCGCCTGGATAACTTCGTAAGAAAAAGTTTCTTCTATCTTCTACTGTAAAGAAGTTCTTGCCATAGTTAGTTGCTGTACCATATATAAAAAGTGCCATATTTATGCTCCTTGGTTGTTAGTATAAGTCAATTTATTCATAATGTAAACTAACTTGTTGTTATTGTTTTTACGTTATCTACAGAATATGCCCCTGTGTATTCTTCTGTGGCTGCTGTAGCTGCTGTTGAAAAACCACCAAATGCTAATCCTACTGTTTGAGTTCCTGCACCACCTAAACCATATCTAGCTGTAGTTAAAGAAGTTGAATTTGTCCAAGATGTTCCATTGTATTCTTCTGTGTTGGCAAGACTAGTTGTTGTATAACCACCAAATCCTAAACCTGCAGTTTGTGTGCCTGCTCCTGCTAATTCTGTTCTTCCAGTATTCATATTACCACCTGCTGTCCAAGCGGAACCATCATATTCTTCTGTTATATTTTGAATACCTGTTCCTGTATTTCCACCAAAAGCAAGTCCTGCAGTTTGTAATCCACAACCTGCTAAAACAAATCTTGCTGTTCCCATATTTCCACCACTTGCCCAAGCAGAGCCGTCGTATTCTTCTGTTGCGTTTGAAGCTGCTGTTGTTGTAAAACCACCAAATTTTAAACCCGCTGTTTGAGTTCCTGCTCCCCAAAGATATCTTACTGCAGTATTCAAACTACCACCTGATGTCCAAGCTGATCCGTCATATTCTTCTGTATCTGAAACAGGAGTTCCTGTAGCATTACCACCAAAACCTAAACCAGCAGTTTGAGTACCTGCTCCACCTAATTGATCTCTAGCAGTTCCCATATTTCCACCACCAGTCCAAGCTGAACCATTGTATTCTTCAGTTGCGGCTGTTCTAGATCCAGTGTTTCCGCCAAAAGCAAGACCTACTGTTTGCGTTCCACAACCATTTAAATTATATCTAGCTGTAGCCATATTTCCCCCACTCGCCCACGCTGCTGCTACTTGGATAAGAGATGAGAAATTGTATTCTTCGGTGGCTGTTGTTCTTGCTGGTGCAGCTCCGCCAAATGCTAAAGCTGAATCTTGTATTCCACAACCTGCTAAATAAAATCTTGCTGTTCCCATATTTCCACCTGTTGCCCATGCTGATCCATTATATTCTTCTGTAGCTGTAACATTAACTGTTGTTCGTCCACCAAAACCAAGTCCTGCTGTTTGAGTTCCAGCACCTGCTAAACCATATCTTGCTGTACCCATGTTTCCACCACCTGCCCAAGCAGAGCCATCATATTCTTCTGTTGCTGCAGTATTTACTGTTGTATAACCGGCAAAAGCTAGTCCCGCTGTTTGTAAACCTGCTCCTGCTAAATTTTGTCTTGCCGTTCCCATGTTTCCTCCTGCCGTCCAAGCAGAGCCATCGTATTCTTCTGTGGCGTTTGAATTTACTGTTGTAAGACCACCAAACGCAAGTCCAGCAGTTTGTATTCCAGCACCTGCTAACAATCTTCTTGCAGTTGATAAAGTTCCTCCATTTGTCCAAGCAGAGCCATCATATTCTTCTGCATTATTTTTTAAAACAAGAGGGGGATAAGTAGCACCACCAAAAACTAAACCTGCCGTTTGAGTTCCACAACCTCTTAAAGTATATCTACCTGTATTTAAATTTCCTCCTGCTGTCCAAGAAGTTCCATCATATTCTTCTGTTACTGTTGAATTTGCTGTTGTAGCAGTATATCCACCTGCTCCAAGTCCTGCTGTTTGTGTACCAAGTCCTGCTAAATTTGTTCTAGCTGTTGCCATACTTCCACCAGAACTCCATGAATCTGTAGCTAAAACACTCTTAAACGTTCCCGAAGTGGTATTATACCATATCTGACCTTCAGCATCGGATGTTGGATCTGAACTGTAGTTCTTGACGTATTTACCAAAAATTTCTTTGTATGTTGTCATGTTATGTTGTTGATGTTGTTATGGTTTTAGCTGAATTAAATGCACCTGTGTATTCTTCTGTTGCATTAGTTATAGCTGTTGAATTTCCACCAAAAGCTAAACCTGAAGATTGTGTTCCACAACCTCCTAATTGATATCTTGCTGTTGTCATTGAAGTTGAATTTGTCCAAGAAGTTCCATTATATTCTTCTGTTGCACTTGATCTACTTCCAGTATCACCACCAAATGCTAAACCAACTGTTTGAGTTCCGCATCCTGCTATTCCAGTTCTTGCTGTAGCTAAATTTCCACCATTAGTCCAAGTCGAACCATCATATTCTTCTGTTGCATTAGAATTTGTGCCTGTATATCCACCCGCCGCTAAACCTGCAGTTTGTGTTCCAGCATTTGCAAAAGAACCTCTTCCTGTTGACATATTCCCACCTGATGTCCAAGCCGATCCATCATACTCTTCTGTGTTTACAGCAAATACAGTTGTTTGACCACCAAAAGCTAAACCAGCAGTTTGTGTACCAGCTCCACCTAAATTAGATCTAGCTGTAGCTAAATTTCCACCTCCTCCCCAAGATGATCCATTATATTCTTCTGTAGCAGATTGTTTTCCCCCTCCATTAGATCCTCCAAATGCTAAACCTACTGTTTGAATACCAGCACCTGCTAATGTATATCTTGCTGTTGATAAACTTCCACCAGCCGTCCACGTTGATCCATCATATTCCTCTGTAGCTGCTTGATATGCACTAGAACCGTAACCACCAAATCCTAATCCTGCTGTTTGAGTTCCTGCACCTGCTATTCCATATCTAGCTGTTCCTAAATTTCCACCAGATGCCCAAGCAGCAGCTGTTAATTGATAACCTTTTAAAACTCCAATAGAATTATTATACCAAATTTGACCTACTTCTGGATTTGTAGGATCTGAAGATACTGATTGAACTGCAGTTCCTCGTATTTCTTTAAAGGTTGTCATTTCAAACCTCCGTTAATTATTCTGTAACAGCCAACCTTGAGTATTGTCAACAAATACAAGTGTGAATCCTGCTCTTTCTGTTGCAACTGTTAAATCTGTTGCCGAACCTTGGATGGGCTTACCATTTCTTGCTACTGTAAGATTATTAGTGTCAAACGTTCCAGCATAATCAATGAATGATACAAAATCTCCAATTGTAGGTGAAGATGGTAATGTTGCTGTAATCGTTGTTGAAGTTGTATCTACAAAATATCCTTCTTTTGCAGTTACGTTAAAATCTGCAGTTTTAACTGCTTGCCATGCAGCGCCGCCTGATACAGTTGCAAAAGATAAATTACCTGATCCATCAGTTTGAATAACTTGATTAGCTGTTCCTGTTGCAGTTGGTAATACTAGTGTGTATGAAGATGCAACTGTGCCAGCTGCTTTAAGTCCTACATATTGTCCACCTGTTGTGTCTTGAAATCTTGCTTCTCCTGTTGCACCTATATTTAAATTTGTACCATCCCAAACTAAATTAGCAGAACCACCAAAAGTACCATTATTATTAAATTGAATTTGTGTATCTGATCCACCAGGTGTTGTGTCTGGAACCGCAGCAATAACTGAAGTTGTAGACGGATCTACTATAACATAATTTTTAGAACCTGTTTTAACAGTAACGGTTGTTGAACCACCAGAAGATATAATAGCTGTACCTCCTGAATTATTTATAATGACATAATCTTTTTCTATATTTGGAACGGATACTGTAACAGTTGTTGCAGATAATGCTCCTGATAAAATAATTGTTTTATTTCTTCCAGCTTCATCTGTAAAAGTTGTAGAAGTTGCATTTGATGTAAATGCTAATGTCGTATTGCCTGTTAGTGTTATTGTTACAACACCAGCGATTGCATTATCTATTTCTTGTAAATTGACGTTTGTAAGGTCTCCCCATGTTCCAGAGTTTTCACCGGTCGCTTGTAGGTTTAAACCTAAATTACTAAATGTACTTGCCATATTAAATTCTCCATATCACTTTTATTAAGTTATATCAACCCAGTTTTGACCTGTTGCTAGGTTTATAGCAGACCAGTTTTGACCTGTTGTTGGATTTATAATATTCCAGCCGTATATAATAGGACTTCCTGAACCTACTGTCAATAAACTTCCTGTAGGTACTACAACAGCTTTTGTAGATATTATAAGGTTTCCTGTACCAACAGTTAATTGATTTCCTGTTACAGGATATCTTGATTCTATATTAACAGTTCCAACATTAACTGTTACACTAGAGCCAGTTGCTGTGACTCCTAATCCTAGTGAAAAAGTAGGATTACCAACATCAACATTAACTTCATTTCCTGTTACATCTACAAAGTTTTTAGCATTAATTTCAACATTTCCAACTGATGTAACGACGCTTGAACCTGTTGCTTGAATAACAGTTGGTAAAGCAATGATAACTTGCCCCGTTCCTATTTGAACGCTTGAACCTGTTACTGTAAATACATCATCTAAACTAAATGATACTGTTCCAACACTAACTTCTAATTCTTCACCAACAACAGCATCGGTTACAGATCCTCCTGCAATGATATTTGGATTTTGAACAAGTAAATTTAATAAATTTGTACTTGCATTAACATTAGATTTTGCAGTGATGATGGCATTGCCAACATTTAATGTTAAATTATTTCCAGTTACATCAACTGTTGCTTTACCAGCAAATGTAATTATGCCTGTTTGAACTTCTAGATTATTTCCGGTTAAAGCAACTTCTGCTTTACCTACAACTGCAATAGTTCCTGAATTTAATGATAGAGCATCAATAGGAACAGATTCATTCCACGCTCCTTCTCCCCACGTAACTCGGCCCCAACCTTTTGAAATACCAACTTCTACAATGACATCAGTAGTCTGTTGACCCCACTCGCCTTGACTCCATGGATGTATTCCCCAAGTATTATTAGCCATAATTTTTTATGGCGAACTACTACGATATTCTCAAGATTGCGCTTGTTGAATTCGCTGCTGGGAACTGAATAGTAAAGTCGCCGTTCGTTGAAGTTTTATCACCACCAAAATCTAATACCACAACTGCTTTGCTTCCATTTGTTGTGTTATAAATTAAAGCACATGATGCTGTAATAGTTGCTGTTGAAAAAGTTACATCGTTAAAATCTACGAATGCAACATTTTGTGCAACCGTTGGTGAAATATTTGTAAGAGTTGCTCCTGTTGCAGTATAACCTGTACCTGTCACTTCAACACTTGATCCGATTGTTGCAGCATAAACTGTAGTTGTTGCAGCAGCAAAACCTGAAACGGTATTGTATAAAGCTATTTTAAATGTATCGCCTGTGGAAGCTGTAAAATCGTGAATCGCTTCAAATAATTCTTCTTTAAAACTGTCTGGTACTATATTTGCCATATTAACTCCTTAATTATTTACTTGGTGGCGGTGAATCTACTACAACTCTAGGTTCGCCGTCAACATATTCGTCTCTTCTTCTACGACCTGTCTGTTCAACACCAAATGAT